CATGCTGATGGTGTAGGCTGCGTACATGCTGACGCCGCCGGGATTTGCCGCAAGGGCCGCTGCCAGCCCTTCCGGTGTGACGTGCGGCTCGGCTGCCTCACCTGCCACGGCCTCGGCCACGGTGGCCCGACGCGAAAGGCCAGCGGCGGCAGTGGTGGCCAGGAGATTCTGGTGGGCCTCCAGGTCGGTGTTGTGGTCATCCAGGGGCTGGTCCACCAGCAGCACGTTCTTCGGCCGTAGGTCCGTGACCATGCCGTCGGCCGCCACGTGCGCGATCTGGACGCAATAGTGCGGGGTGTGGAAGGGCGCGCCTTCCGCATAGTCCGGCAGGCCCTCGCCCTCGGCCACGAAACGCGGGGTCACGAGGGTCACCACATCGGAGCCCTGGGGCGCCAGGCAGACGTCCAGGTACACGTCGCAGGGCAGCGGCGCGGGAACGGCGGGGAGCTGGATGGCCAGGGCCGCGCGGATGCCCTCCACGTAGCCCGTACCGGGCTCGAAGTGGTAGACGCCAGCGGCGTTCACCAGGAGCCAGCCGTCGCCCAGGAAGGCGTCCCGGCCATAGATGTCCCGGTTGGAGAGGCGCTCGCGTTCGTCGATGCCCTTGAGCCGCACGGTGAAATCGAGCTGCCAGACGTCCGCCGCCACGGTCAGGCCGGTGAGCGCCTGCGCGCCGGTGAACTGCAGCATGAAGTTGCGGGTCAGGTTGTTGCCCGGCGTGTTCGTGCCCTCGTCGTTGGCCCGCTTCTCGATGCTGGGCAGCTCGGCCACGGCGATGAGAGTCTGGTGGGCCGAGCAGTACAGGCCCTGCCAGTTGAAGGTGAAGTCGCCCACGTCCGACCCGAGCAGCACGGAGTAGACGACCTGGTTGGGGTTCACGAAGGCCCGGTACTCCGCGGGGATGTCCGCGCTATGCACCACGTTCTCGGTGGGCACGGCCTGCGCCCTGTCGGCGGCCTGGGCCGGGTCCAGGCCGGGCACGTTGGCGAAGATCATGGTGTCGATGACCAGGGGCAGGCCCTGGGCCTGCATGCTGGCGATGAGGGCCTCTCCGGCCAGGGTAATGCAGATGCTCATTGGCGGGCCTCCACGGTGCTGTGGTTGTCGTCAAAGGCCGCGAGGCGCACCCCCATGGACAGGGGGGGCATGACCGCGCAGACCGTCATGTGGTCATGGTCAAAGGCGGAAATTCGTGCGGCGACATCCACCCGCTGCCGGGAGACGAGCCGGTAGCGGCGGCAGGTCCGGCCGTACTCCTCGATGATGATCTCCACCAGGCGCTGATTGGCTGCCAAGTCGTCGTCGGAGAGCACGACGCCGATGACGTCCCAATCCTGCCCGGCCATGCGCTCCTCCAGGGAGACACCACCCACCTCCAGGCGCTGGAAGATGCGGCCCCATCCGGCCACGCCTCCGGCGTCCTTGGCGTTGGCGTAGGCGTGGGCCACGCGCAGCCGGTAGGCGCGCTCGGGTTCGTCCTTGTAGCGGGTGACGTTGCGCTGCCATGCCAGCAGGTCGAGGATCGCGCCGGTGCAGTTGAGCGGGTCGAGCTGGCGGGCGGGCAGCGTTGCCGCCAGCCCGAGCCGGGAGAACCATTCCCGCGCGGCCGCAGCCAAGGCCCCGGTCTCCGCGCCTTCCATCCAGAAGGGGAGATTCAGGGTGGGGGCATCGCTCATGCTTCGACCCCGCGCGTCACGGTCAGGCCGGCCAGGGTGGGGAGCTGCAGATAGGCGACGATGTCTTCGCGCCCGAACTCGACGCTGCGCAGGTCGGGCAGGCCCGCGTGCAGCTCCTCGGACAGGCGCGAGAAGCTGAACCGGGACAGGGGCAGGGTGCGCGTCACCGCGAAGTCGGTGTTCTCGCGGAAGGCGCACCGGACGCGGTCCTCGACTTCCTGCAGCAGCGCCGTCACCCGCTCCTCGCTCGCGGAGGTGACGGGGAACACGGCGACCGCGAGGTCGACGGGCAGGGCGTCGATGGGCATGCAGAGCATGTCGTCGCCGTGGCCGTGGTTCCCGGAGTCCTCGATGTGGGCGTTGATGGAGTCGACGAGTTCCTGCGGGGGGATGCCGCTCTCGATCATGATGTGGCAATTCGCCGTGCCGGGGCCGCGCGGGCCGTCCTTCTCGAAGAACAGGTAGTCGATGCGAATGCCAGCGTACTCCGTGATAAGCGCCTTGTAGGCCGCGTCGTGGTGATACTGCCCGACGGCGGCGAACTGATTGCGACCCCGTAGGCGCAGGGCCTCGTCATCCTCGACGTCGGCCCCAGGGGAGGTCAGCCAGTCGGCCAGGTTGGTCACGGAGACGATGCCGGGCACCGGCTTGGACATGATGGAGTAGTACCCCGGCCCGAGGTTGTAGGCCGTGCCGGGCTGCCCTGCCTGCACGGGCACGTCGATGGAGAGCTGCCCCTCCGGGATGACCGCCTCGGCGATGGTGGCCACGGTGTAGGTCATGCCGTCCAGCGCCGGGGACTCCACGACGGTTCCGGCCGGGATGGTGAGCGTGCCTGCTGCGGCGGAGCGCGTGAACCGCAACACGCCCTGGGCGCTGGTGGCTTGCTTGCGCAGCACGTCGACGCCCCAGGCAAAGATGTCGAGCCACGCGCCGGAGGCGAAGCGCAGGAAGGTGTTGGGAAGGGCGGTGCCCACCAGCAGAGAGACCAGCCACAGCGCGGGCGCAGTGACGATGGCCGAGATGAGCCGCCAGAACGGGCTCCAGGCGCTGTTGTTGGTGATGAGGCTGCCCTGTTCCGCGTTGATGGCGTCCCACTCGGTCTGCATTTCGTTGGCCGTGACGGGCATGCCGGACTCGCGCAGCATCGTGGTGAAAAGTTCGGTGGCGATGTCTTTGGTGCTGGCCATCTAGGCCTCCAATTGCAGGCTCAAGTCGCCGTATTTGACCGTCCGGGCCGTGAGCCAATACTCGCCCGGCGCGGACTCCGTGATGACGGCCGTGCCGGGCACGATCCGCTCGTCGTCGTCCACGGCGATGGTGATCTTGACGATGTTCGCGCGGCGCTTCCGCGCGTCCCGGTTGGCGATGATCTCCACCAGCAGGCCCGACTCCCGGATCATGTGCATGATGTCCTGGGCGATGCTCGCCCGGCCGTCGAGCAGCACGGGGTTGCCCCCGGCGTCCAGGGTCATGTCGTCGTCGGTGATGCGCAGGTCGATGTAGTCCGCCATGTCTTACCCCGCCTGCAGGGCCGCCCACTCGTCGAGCTGGCCCGATGTCATGGGCTGCTCGCTGTGGATGGTCACGCTACCGATGGTCGTTTGCCGCGTGTTGGAACGGTTCAGGACGGAGCTGTTGGCCAGGACGCCCCCCACGGGGATCTCCGCGGCGCGCGGCGCTTCGATTGAGCTCAACGTGGACGGGGCGGACGGAAGCTCCGCCGCCTTGGCCGCCGCCTGGGCCGTGGCCGTCACCTCGGTGGAGGTGCCAAGGCCGAACTTTTGCGAGACCCAATCCCACGTCTCGCCAAGGAGCTTGAACGGAGCCATGAGGGAGTCGATGACCGCCATGATGGACTTGCCCCAGGACGTGTCCAGGAATGCCGCCTTGAGGTCGTCCCACCAGTAGACCAGCGCGCCAACGGCGGCGATCAGCGCCACGACGCCGATGACCACCCACGTCATGGGGTTGGCCCACAGGGCGGTATTGAGCAGCCACGTCGCCGCCGTTTGCAGGAAGGTCAGCTTGCGCAGCAGGCCGAAGAGCGAGACGGCGAGCCGGACCGGCCCGCCCAGGGCCAGCCAGGCGATCTTGTTGATCGCTATGGCCGCAGAGAGCACCCCCATGACGGCGGCCAGGGCCATGACAGTGATGGCCCCGTACCCGATCCAGCGGGCCAGATTCGGGGCGATGTCGATCCAGCGCACCATGGTCTTCATGACGTCGACCCCCTTGCCCACGAGCTTCTCAAGCGGCGGCAGGAGCTGCTGCCCGAAGGACGCGGCGAGCACGCCGATGGCCCCGGACCCCTTATGCCAAACGTCGGTCATCTTGGAGGCCATCTCCCGCGCCTTGTCCATTCCTTGGACCTTGCCGAGGGAGTCTATGCTCTTGGCCAGGCCCGTGCTGTCCGTCATGAGCTGTTTGATGAGGCTGACGGCTTCGTCCGAACCGAAGGCCTTCTTGAGCGAGTCCGATTCGGCGACGTTGAGGGTCTCCCCGAATTTGCCCTTCAGCTTGTCGAGGATGGCCACCATGCCCAGCATGTTGCCGTCCTTGTCGGTGAACTTGAGCCCCAGCTCCTTCTGTGCGTTGCCCACACCGGCTAGGAAGGCCTTGTACTTCGTGCCCGCCACGCTGCCGCCCATGGTGGACTGCAGCGTGCCGAGGATGGCGAGCTGCTCGGCTGCGTCGATCCCGGCGGACGTGGCGTTGGCGCCCAGGGAGGTGAACGCCGAGCTCATCTCCTCGCCCTTGGTTTTGAACATCTGCACGGCGAGCGCGGTCCGCCCGGCGAGCTGCTCGACCCATTGCGACTTACCCACGCGGTCGGCCTGGTTCTTGAAGATGCCGTACATGGTGCCCATGTAGCTGGTGATGACGCCGACGTCGGCCTTCGTGGCGCGCGCCAGCACGCCGGAGGCGACGGTGAAGGTTCCCAGCTCGTTGCCCTTCAGCCCGGCGATGGCCGATTGGATGTCGTAGGAGGCGCGCACCACGTCGGCCGCGGAGCCGCCGTAGTCCAGGGCGAACTGTTTCGCCTGCGCCTGCAGGCTGGCCAGCGAGGCGTTGTCGACGTCCAGGCTGGCAACCTCGCCGACGGCGCGGTTGAGGTCGATGGCCGGGGCGACGAGCTGGTGGATGCCCTGGGCCTGCGAATAGGCCCCCATGGCCCCGGTGCCGACGCGCAGGAATTGGTCATGCACGGCCTCGGTCATGCCCGTGATGGCCTTGCGCAGCTTGCCCATTTTGCTGGAGGCCTCGTCGCGCATGCCGATGGCGAACATGAGCCGTTCCAGTCGCGTCGCCGCCATGCTACCCCCTGAACGCCCTGGCTATGCCGTTGGCCACGGCGGTGGCCATCTTCTCCCAATAGTCCTGTTCCAGGAACAGCGCCTCGGCCATGGACTCGCCGTTCGGCTCGCGGGCCGGAAACCACCGGCGGGACAGGGCCAGCAGTTGCGACAGCCCGCTCTCGCCGATGGCTGCCGCCCGCGCCTCTACTCCCCCAGCTCGATCTCGATGTCCGGGGTGAACTCCTCCACGAGCTTGGAGGCGATCTGCAGGCCCGCGCTCGGCTTCTCCAGCACGGCCTTGAGGGCCTCGCGGTCGTCGGCCGCCACGGTGCGCAGCAGGAAGTTGCGCGCGGGGGCGATCTTGTTGCTGGGCATAAGCTCGTTCAGGTACTTGTCGTAGGCCGCGGCATCCACGTTGAACGCGACGATCTTGCCGTCGATCTTGAGCTTGATGGTCTTGGTCATTTGGTCCTCTCCTCTCGGTTTGTTTTGCGGTGCTTACCTTGCCCCCCAGGGCCAGAACTTTACGAGCAGGCCGCCAGCTGCGGATGCGGCTGCGAGGAGCGACACCAAGGTGGCCTTGCCGCCCTTGCGCTTGTTCTCCTCGGCCTCCAGGGCTGTGATTCTTTCTTCGTGTCCGCCCCAGAGCTTTGCCCGCTCATCGTCGCGCTCGAAGTGCCCCTCGAGCTTCGTCTCGATGCGGGCCAGGGCGACCTTGACATCAGTGATCTCGTCGCCGCTCACTGGGAAGCCCCTGCCCGGACCTTTTCGACCTGCGCTTGGCCGCGTTTCCAGGCCGCGACGCCGACCACGGGGGCGATGCACGCGAACAGGGCCGCGAAGCTCCCGACGAGCTGCGGGACCATGTTCAGCGCGGTCGCGTCCTTGGTTTTCACGGCGTCGAAGGCGAGGATGGAGATGAACACGGTCACGACGAGGAACCCCAGGCCCAGGCAGAACCCGCAAAACGGGCGCCAGGACCACTGCGGCCAGTGCTCGGACTGCGCTTCGGCGCGCATGGTGGCGTTGACCTCGGCCATGGCCTTGTTGTCTTCCTGGGCGAGGGCCAGCTCCAGGCCGACGAGCTGCTTCTGGAATTCGAGGGCGATGGTCGGGTCGGCCTTGATGGCCCCCACGGCCCCGGCCGGATCAGCCAAGCCGGTGACGGACTTGGCCACGTCGAGAACCTTGTTCGCCGTGTCCTCGGCCTTGTCCCCGGCAATCCAGCCGACGATCTTCGGGGCGATGCTGGCCAGCCCCATGGCGATGGTGATCGGGTCCATGCGTCATTCCTCCTTGACGTCCAGGTGCGTGCATTCCGGGTCGCTATCGTCCGGCCCCAGGAACTCGCACTTGCCGGCCACGCCTCCACCGAGGCCGGTGGCGATGCCGAAGCACATGCGGGGGGTCGGCAGCGGGCACGCGGTGCAGCGCAGGGCCACGACGGCGTGGCTGGACAGGGATTCGTCCTGGGCCATGTTCGCTTCGGTCAGCTTCACGGGCTAGCCCTCCTGTGCGCAGCCGCGCACCATTTCGGCCAGGCGCTCCGCCCGCGCACCGACCTGCCCGGCCCACTTGCTTTTCCGCATGGCGGCGGCGGCCTCGACGTAGTTCCCGGCCTGTATGAGGGCCAGGGTCTGCTTGAACGTGAGCAGCCCCCCCAGGCCCAGATTGAAGCACATGTTGAGCAGGGCCTCCTGCACGGGCTCCGGAGCGGACATGACCCAGGGCAGGGCCACAACGAGCTGCCCCCAGAAGGCGTTGATGTCGTTCTGGAGCAGCACGAGCGCCTCGTCCTCGGTGATGCCGCGGTCGTCCAGGTTGCGTCCGACGCCAATAGTCAGCTTTCCGGCCGTGCAGCGGTAGGGCTTGAGGCGCAGGCCCTCATCGGTGAGGAGCCGCTTGGCAAGGCGATGGTCGTTCATCCTTCACGCTCCTTCTGGCAGACGATGCACAGGCGGCAGCCCGGCACGGCCCGTTGCCTGGCCTCCGGGATTGGAGCGCCGCAGTCCTCGCATGTGTCGAGGCTGGGGCCGCTGGCCTGTGCCTTGCGAGCACGCGCCAGCGACTCCTCCCGGTGGATTGCCTCGCGCTCGGATGCGATGTCCGCGGCGTCCATGGTCTACCCGTTGGCCTCGGCGATGTTAGTGCCATCGGCGCCGTCGTCGTCGTCGCTGCGCACAAGGCCCTCGGTCTCCTGGGCGGAGAGGTAGGGCACGCCGTTGATGCGGACGAAGTCGGGGGAGGTCACGATGTACTTGACCTTCGTGGAGTGCTTCTCCCCGCCCTTCTTGTCCACGTCGAGCAGCGAATCGATGAGGAGCTTGCAGCCGAACGCTTCGACCTTCATTTCCTCCTCGCTGCCGGTCTTGGCGTAGAAGAGCATGTCGAAGGTGCCGAGCTGGCGGAAGCTCCCGGCCGACTTGGCCGCCTCCATGACCAGGGACACGGCCTGCGCGTCGAGTTCAAGCTCGCCGGAGGCCTTCGTGTCGCCGTCCACCCACCCGTTGGGCACGCCGCCGTCGAGGGCGGGCTCGGTGCCGTCCTCGATGGAGAGGGTGGCCTTGTTGATGTTCAGGGCGAGGTCGCCCAGGTGAATGTCGAAGTTCTTTCCGCTGATGCGCTGTCCCATGGTTCACCCCTACGCGTAGTTGGTCAGGTCAAGGAGGATGTTGACGGTGATGGCCTTGGGGCTGTTGTAAGGCCGGACCGTCAGCCAAATTTCCACGCTGTACTTGGACGTCCAGACGATTTCGATGTCGCCTTCCTTGGGCGGCTCGATCTCGCCGGGAAACACCAGGCCGAGAATCTTGCGGCTCTTGCTCATGCCGCGCAGCGGGCGCATGAAGTAGGTCTTCGCGGCGGCGATGCTGGCCGGGGTGGAGTTGAGGCGCCGGTCGGCGACACGGGGCACGGCCAGCAGGTAGACCCGGCGCATGGCCTTTTGCACCACGCGGAGGTTCTCGATGACCTGGAAGTCGCCGCCGGGCACGTCGAGCACGTTGCCGTCGCCCCAATAGACGCCGGGGTAGTCGGGGTACCACTGCGGCACAGACCAGCGGGCCGCGTCCAGGGCGGTGAGGACGGATATTTCCAGGATGGCGCCGTCCTTGTCCACGGGCCGCGCGGCCCATTCGCCGACGAGCGGCCCGGTGGCCACGCGCATGGGAGAGTCGGCCACGGTGACGGCGCGGTTGGCGAGCCGCCCGGCATAGGCGCCGATCTCCGGCCCCCACAGGGTCGCCACGGAGTTGACCTGGTCGGCCGCCACGTTGGCGGTGATGGCGCGCAGCACGTCCTGGAACGCCGCCCACGTCTCGGTGGCCAGAGGCGCGCGCGAGCAGGCGACGAAAAACACCGGGCGCATGTAGGTGGCCATGATGGTCTCGGCCTTGGCCTGCATGTCTTCCAGGTCGGCGGCGGCGGTGACAGGGTCAGTCACCACAATGGCCTCCACGGAGGTGCGCTCCATGGCGAAGTCGACGGCATCTTCCCAGGTGGCGTCCACGGCCAGGGGGATAACGCAGGCGAACCAGTTCTGCCCCGCGTTGAGCCGGGCGGCCTCAATCTGCGCTTTGAGGTTGGAGTCGGCCGCGCCCAGGACGGCGTCGAGGTCGGTTTCCTGGCTCATGGTCACGAGCGCGCCCTCGTTGGTGCCTGCGCCGCGCCCCACGAAGAGGAAGTAGTTCTCGACGGAGGGCAGCTCTCCCTGGATCAGGTTGAGATTGTTGACCTGAATGCGTCCAAGCATGGGGTCTCCTATTTGTTGAGTTCAGCGACGATCTTTTTTGCCATTCTGTCGAGGAGCTGTTTGCTCTGCTCGCCATTCACACCCAGAAACGGTCGGGCCGGGATGCGCACAACCCAGGACGAGGCCTTGGGACTGTCGGCGTCGCCACGCACCAGAAGCCGCAGGAGCCACGCCGCCTGCTTCTGCTTCATGCACTTCCTGATCTGCGAGTTGCTGACACGGCGAAGCCTGATCTTGCCGCCTTTGCCACGGTACGGCTGGCGGTAGCCGTGCCGCAAAAGCGCGGCGGCCATGCGCCTGGTGGCGGGCCGGTCCTGCTTCCTGTTGGCCGCCCCCTTCTTGACGTCGTCGCGCGTGATGGTGATCTCCATCCCGTAGTAGTGCCCCCAGGCGATGTTCGCCCAGCCATGCGCGCCGCTGCCCTTCTTCCAGGAGGCGACCACCATTTCGCCGTCGCGGTAGGTGGCCATGTTGCCAGCGGCCCCAAGGCCCTTGAACATCTTTCGCTTCTGCCGCCACTGCCCGTCGTCCGCCTTGCGGTAGCGCGAACGCTTGGTGGAGCGCGGCTCCATCCTGCCGCCAGCCAGGCTCTCCTGCTTTCGCGCCCTGGCCCCGGAGAACTTCTTCACCTCGTTGGCGGCGCTTCTGGCCAGCTCGAAGCGCCGCTTCGGGGTCAGGCGCAACTGCTCAAGCTGGTGCAGCAGCGCCTGCTCGGTGTCCTTCTGGATGGTGACGTGCAGAAGGGGCGTGTCAGCCACGGGTGGCCTCCAGGCGCGTCACCTCGGTGGCCGCAGCGATGTCCGGAGTGGGCACAACGTTCCACCTCCGGCCACGAAAATAGATGCCCCCGGCGGGGTCTTCGATGACGATGATGCGCTCCTCGAACTCCACGGAGAGCTCAACGTCAGCCGTGACGAGGTCATTCACGTCAACGTCAACTTCCGGGTCGCTCAAGCCGTCACGGTCAGGGTCGTTATCCTCCAGCCACGCGAGGACGATGGCCAGCAGGGCCGGGCCGTCGCCGGGGTAGCGCTCGATCTGGATCACGGCGTCGTACTTCCAGACGCCGATCTCGACCTGTTCGCGCGCCGGGCCGTCATCCTCGGCCAAGACCGTGCCGAGGTGCTTGCCGGACGGAGCCACGTCGCCCTTGTCTGCGTAGGCGTGGAAGTTCTCCAGCGGGAGGCCGGTTGCGTCCCGGAGGTGGGCGACGAGCGCGGAAATCTTTCTCATGCCGTCCCCCTAGATAAGCGCTACGTCCGTGCGACCCTGGCCGAGCAAGTCCGTGATGGCGTTCTGCGCCCAGGCGTAGAACGTGGCGGCTGTGTCGGCCCCTTCCTTAGCCTCGTTGCGCGCCGCCTCGCGCCGGTCCACCGTTGCGAACTGGCCGAGCAGCAGGGCCTTGGCGTGGCAGAACACGGCGCGCTTGTAGAGCAGGGCCGCACCGTCTGCGACGCCAGAGAGTGAAATGTCCGCGAGCTTGGCGACGCCTTCGGCCTCGCGATCCGCGCGCCAGGTCACGAGCTGCTTGCGCGCCCACAGCACGGCCAGGGACAGATGGTCGGACAAGAGCGGCTCGCCGTATTCCGCGGGCAGCCTGTAGCTGTCGGCGAAGTCGGCGACCGCGATGTCCGGGTACCAGCCGTCACCGACCAACACCTTGGTCGAAGTGGTGCGTGGCAGCGCGTTGAAGCTCATGGCCTTGTTGCCTCCAAGTTGGGGCTGTCCGTGGCCTTCGGTCGTTTCTGCGCACCCGCGCAGCGCCTATGCCCGGACAGCCCCGGTGGCGAGAGGAGTGTCTAGCCCCCCGTGTTCTCCGCCTCGGGGGCGGGGCTGCCGGAGGTGTTTGCCTCCCCGGTCCCGTCGGTGGAGGTGAGCTGCTTGTCGTCGCGCTCCTGCCGCTTGCGCACGGCGTCGAGCGCGGTCTTGACCTTGCCCCCCAGGGTCAGGGAGCGTTCGAGGTTTTCGGCGGCGCTGGCGAGGTCTCCGTCCTTCTCGGCCTGCAGGCCCAGGAGGCGGTAGAAGCCAGCCTTGATCCTGTCGGGAACGTCCCAGGCTGCGGCCTCGTTGCCCTCGGGCTCCATGGCGGCCAGCACGGTGCCCAGGTACGGCTGGAAGCAGCGCCCGGCGTTGTACTCGGCCTCGGCCCAGGCCTGGACCTGGGTGGCCACGAAGAGGGCCAGGGGCGACTTGAAGCGCTCGGGCAGTTCCTGCCCGAGCTCCATGCACCAGAAGGCGACCTGCAGGGCCTCCTCGATGGCACCGGCGTCGAAGGCCCAGACCACGTAGTAGCCGATCAGCTCGTGGGTCTTGCCCTCGCCCATGAGCCGCGCGACGTAGTCACGGTACTTGGGCAGCAGGGTGTCGCGCTTGAGCGCGGCCTTGCGCTCAACGGAGGCGACCTCGTGCAGGGCCTTGAGGTCTTCCTCCAGCGAGGCGGCGAGCATGGAGGCGAGCTTGCTGCCGCCCATGAGGCCCTGGGGCATGACGCCGAGCACCCGCGCCCCGGCGGAGATGGACTCCACCCCAGGGGCTCCGGACGCCGCGAGGCGCTTCTGGTGCGTGCGCATGAGGCTCATGGCCTACTCCCAGGCGCCCGCGCCGTCGGGCAGGCGGACGTTGGCGAATTCCACGGCAACGAACTTCTCCGGGGTCTCCACGACGTAGCCTTCGTTGCGGCTGGAGTAGTCCTCGATCTGGTCCTTCTTGGGGTTGTCGACGATCTGGCGGCGCAGGGAGTTGGACTGCCGGTAGATCGAGATGTTGTCGTAGGAGGTGATGACCAGGCCGCGGCCGGGGAAGTTGCTGGGGGTCTCCCAGGGCAGGCCGCCGAAGGTGGTCAGGGAGGCGGACATGGCGGCCTTCTCGGTGGGTTTGCTTCCCACGGCGGCGAACAGGGTGGCCTTCTCGCGCGCGATGAGGTCGGAGCCGATGAACGCCACCAGACCCCGGCGCATGTACTCCGGGATGCCCTGCAGCAGGTCGTTGACGGCCACGTCCAGGTTCGGCCAGTCGCCGCCCTCGCCGATCTTGATGAGCCCGGCGGTCTCGCCTTCGGCCAGGATGTTCGCGGGCAGGTTGTCGCGCATGTACTGCATCCAGCCCTTGTTCACGTCCTGCAGCAGCGTGTTGACTGCGGGGTCCGTGGTGGCGGCGGCGGAGGTGCCGTGCCAGCCGATCAGCTCCATGTCGTTGGCCATGCGCTGCTGCACGTAACGGGCGTAGCGTGCCTGGAAGTCCGGGAACTTGGCCCAGGCGTCCATGAGAGCGTAGCGCAGAGCCACGTCGGCGTTGGTTTGCAAGAGGGTGTAGCCGTACTTGCCCAGGCCAAGGACATTGCGCGGGGTGCGCTCCTTGTCGGCCTGGGAGGTGTCGGTGCGGCTGGTGACGGTGGCGTTGGCGTAGCCGAGCAGGTTCTCGCCCACGAGTTCGTCCACCGAGAGGATGTTGATCTTGGGCAGGAAGGAGGCCTGCTCAACGATCTTGTCCAGAAGAGCCTGGGCCACAGCAGGGGCCACGGTGAAGGCAATCATGACCGAGGGGACGCCGTAGTTTGCGGCGAGGGTGGCGCACAGGGCGCTGAAAAGCTGGCGGGTCGTCGTTCTCATGGCGCGCTCCTTACAGGATGTTGACGTCGGCGTCGGCGGCCGCGCCCTGGGTGGGCGGAACCTTGGTGCCGGGGTTGGCAGTCTCGAACCGCGTCTTGATCTCGGCGAGCTGCTCGCCAAGCTTGGTCATACCGGCCTCGATGGAGGCGAAGCGGTCGGTGGCGCCATCGCCTTCGGCGGACTGGCCGCCCTGCGCGGCGTCCTTCTCGGGCTTGGCGGCGTCCTTTTCGGGCTTGACCGAGAGCGCCTCGACCTTGTCCTTCAAGACCGCGACGTCGGCGGTCATGGCGTCGAGCTTGCCGGTAAGGGCATCGTACTGTGCCTTGTCCATGGTTCCCTCGTGTTCCTCGTTGGGGTTTGGTTTGGGGGTGAACTTCTCCAGGAAGCGTGCGAACCAGCCGGGAACCTCTTCCTCATGGGGCAGAGCGAAGGCTTCGCCGGGAAGGAAGACGCTCCCCTGCTGCGTGTGCCGCGCGGAGAACCGGAGTTCGTCGGTGCCCAGGGAGGCCGGGGAGTCCGTGACACCCAGGCCGATGAGGTAGGCCTTGCCCGTCCCCGCGAAGTTTTGGGCCACCTCCATGCTGAAGAACAGGTGCTGGCCGTAGCGGTTGTCCAACAGGTAGTTGGCGTTGGGCTCAAGGCGGGCCAGCAGCGTCACGACGCCGTCGGCCTCTTCTGTCTTCAGCTCCAGGGCCTTGCCGAAGTTCGTCATGCGGAGGTGATCCGGCCAGATCAGGGCGGTGTACACCGACGGGTCATAGCTCGCGGCCATGTCCCTCAACCACTGCGGGTCGATGTCGCGGCCGTCGATGGCCTTGCCAGAACGTCCGATGCGGACAAAATCTGTGGTGAGTTTCGCCATTACATGTTCTCTCCCCATGGTCAGAAGATGCGGCCTGTAGTGGTCTTCGGTGGACGCCATGTAGGCACACCCAGCGGGCGTAGGTCAAAGACATGGCTTCCGATTTTTGCCCATTCGGACACGCGGAGGGCGAGCCCGAGGCCCGATGGTGCTATGGCGGCGGCATGGAGCACGTCGACCCGCAAGGGCAGAGCCGCGCCAGGCACTACCCGGAGGAAATCAAGACGGCCGCACGGGGCCTCTATCTGCGCCGGTACACGGTTGCGGAGATCGCCGACGCCCTGAACGTGCCGAAGCGGACGCTGTACCATTGGGCGGCCACGGACGATTGGGACGCCCTGCTGACGCACGAGACCCCAGAGCAGGCCATGGCCCGGCGGCTCGCCATCCTCGTCGAGCGCGACGGCAAGACCCCGCAGGAGATGAAGGAAGTGGAGCTGCTCATCGGCTCCATGGAGCGCCTGCAGGCCATGCGCGCGCGGGAGCTGTCACGGAAGGGCGGGGAAGAAGGCGGAGGCGAGGCCAGCACGGACGCGCCGGGTGGCCCGGAGAAGCGCCCCCAGGACGGTGCCGCCCGCAAGCGCGGCCCCAAGGTCAAGAACGACGTGTCCCGGCTGACGCCCGCCCTGTTCCAGGAGAAGTTCCACGTCCGCTTCTACGACTACCAGCGCGCCTGGCGCGCGGCCCTGGCGCAGCGCAACCGGGCGATCCTCAAGAGCCGCCAGATCGGCGCGACGTGGTACTTCGCCCAGGAGGCCTTCGAGAACGCGGCCTTGACCGGCGACAATCAGATCTTCCTCTCGGCCACGCGGGCGCAGTCGAACGTGTTCCGCAACTACATCACGCAGCTCGTGGGCGAGGCCTTCGACATCACCCTCTCCGGGAACCCGCTCATCCTGCACACGGCGAATGGCCCGGCCGAGCTGCACTTCCTCTCGAACAACTCCAAGAGCGCGCAGTCCTACCACGGCCACGTCTACATCGACGAGTTCTTCTGGATCACCAAGTTCCGCGAGCTGTTCAAGGTGGCCACCGGCATGGCCGCGCACCGTAAGTGGCGGCGCACCCTGTTCTCGACGCCCTCGGCAGTGACGCACGAGGCCAACGGGCTGTGGTCCGGCGCGGACTATCAGGCCCGCTTCCAAAGGCCGAAGCCCTGGCCGGACGCTGCGGCGCACCGCGCCGGGGCGCTGTGCCCAGACACCTGGTGGAGGAACATCGTCACCCTGGCCGACGCGGAGGCCGGAGGCTGCGACCTGTTCGACGCCGCCCAGCTCAAGCTCGAATACTCGCCGGAGGAGTTCCGCCAGCTCTTCTGCTGCGAGTTCGTCGACGACACGCTGGCCGTGTTCGCCCTGGCCTTGCTGGAGAGCTGCATGGTCGACCCGGCCGATTGGGAGGATGTCGCACCGGGAGACACGCACCCGGTGGGCAACCGCCCGGTGTGGGGCGGGTATGACCCCAGCCGCACGCGCGACGACGCCAGCTTCGCCGTGATCCTGCCGCCGCTCAAGCCAGGCGGCAAGGCCAAGGTCATCGAGCGGCACAAGTGGGTGGGCAAGTCCTACCTGTGGCAGGCCGCGCGGATCAAGGAGCTGAACGACAAGTACCGCTTCGCGCACCTCGGCATCGACACCACGGGGCCGGGCATCGGCGTGTTCGAGCAGGTCCGCCAGTTTTGCCCGCAGGCCACGCCCATCGTCTACTCCGTCCAGACCAAGGCCGCGCTGGTGCTCAAGGCGCTGGAGGTCATGGAGGAAGGGCGGCTGGAGTGGGACGCGGCGGAAACGGAAATCGGCCACGCCTTCATGACCATCCGGCAGGTTGTGACCGGCAGCGGCCAGATCACCTACTCGGCCAACAGGACGGCCAGCACCGGCCACGCGGACGTGGCCTGGGCGATCATGCACAGCCTGGCGGCAGAGCCGCTCGCGCGCCAGACCGGCAGCGGCGGCTGCGAGGTCGCCATCGGCGCATAACTTCCTCGGGAGGGGACATGGATCAGCCTATCTGCTTCACCTTCGGCGACCCGGAACCGGCCCTTGCCGGGCAGATGTTGGACGGCCTCGGCGTCTGGCTTTTGGACAACGGGCAATACTACCAGACGCCGGTGCCCTGGAGCGGCCTTGCCCGGCTCCTGCGCGCGAACGCCTACCACGGCCCCATCATCGAGTTCAAAACGAACATGGTCATGCGCGGATTCGTCCCTTCCCCGGCGGTTTCGCGCTGGGCCATGCACGCCGTGGCCACCGACTACAACGTCTTCGCCAACGCCTACCTGCAGAAGGTCTTCAACTTTTACGGCGAGGTCATCGGCCTGCGGCACCTCCCGGCGATCAACATGCGGCGCACGAAGGAGGCCGGGCAGTACGGCATGCTCACCGTCACCGGGCAATTCGTGACCTTCCAGGCGGGCGAGGTGCTGCACATTCGCAACTACGACGTGAGCCAGGAAATCTACGGCATGCCCTATTACCTGGGCGCCGTGCAGTCCATGCTGCTCAACGAGGACGCGACGCTTTTCCGTCGGCGCTACTACCGCAACGGCGCGCACATGGGGTACATCTTCTACTCCGCGTCCTCGGGCATCGACGAGGAGACGCGGAACAAGATCAAGGCGGCCATCGAGGGGGCCAAGGGCCTGGGCAACTTCCGCAACATGTTCCTGCACATCCCCAACGGCCGGGAGAAGGACATTCAGATCCTGCCGGTGGGCGACTTCTCCACCAAGGACGATCTGGAGCGGATCAAGAACCTTTCGCGCGATGACATCATCGCGTCCCACCGCATTCCCCCGGCCATGGCCAGCATCATCCCGACCAACACGGCGGGCTTCGGCGACATCACCAAGGCCGACGCCGTCTACGCGCGCAACGAGGTGCAGCCCATCCGCGAGATTCTGCTGGAGGTGAATAGCTGCCTTCGCCCTGGGCTCACGGTGTCGTGGCCGGTCATAGAGGATGCCGGGGTCTAGGAATGTTGACAAAGAAATTGCCGCATTGCCAACGGATGTTTGACAAAAAGCGAAAAGTCTGATTGTGTTTTTTTCGGAGGTCGGACACCATGCGAATCAAATGCGACCGCTGCAAGCACAAGGCCCGCATTGCGACAACGCGTGAAATCACGCCCACCTTCACCCACCTCTACTGCTCCTGCACGAACCCCCTTTGCGGGCACACCTTCGTGGTCGACGTGAGCTTCTCGCACACGCTGTCCCCGTCGGCTCTCGACCTCCCGGAGGCGACGCGCGAGGCCCTGCGCGGCTGCGCCACCCAGGCCCAGGCGCAGGGCGTTCTGGGCGGCGCAGCCGCGGGCTAGGCCTTCGGCGGCGCGGGCACGGCCCGCAGGATCGCCGCCGGGTGCAGCCCTTCCCCGTTTTCCTCTGCTTTGGCTTTCGCCGTCTGAAGGTCTGACGGTTCCGGGATGGTGTCGCCGTCCTGGCGCAGCGCGTCCAGGAAGCCTTGCAGCGCCTCCTGGGCCATGGCGAAGGCCTGGGCGAAGCTCTCCCCCTGGGTGACGCAGCCCGGCAGGTCCGGGAAGGTCACGACATAGCCGCCCTGCTTTTCCTCGGCGGGGTGGAAAACCGCGATGTACTGCATGTGCGTCCTCTCGTCCGGGGCGAAGCCGGGCCGCCCGGCTTACAGGAACAGGCGGTAATCCACGTTCAGGACAGCGGCCAGGCGCTTCGCCATTTCCTTGCCGATGGGGCGCTTGTCGTGCTCCATCAGGGAGAGGTTCGCCTGGCTGACGCCCAGGAGCGCGGCCAGGGCCTTCTGGGTCAGGCCCTCCTTGGCCCGCGCCCCCTGCAAGGCCTCGCCCGGCCCGAAGGTGGGGTACACCTCGCGCCAGGGAGTGGAGGCCTCGCGCCCGCCCAGGGCGGCCAGGGCCTGGCGGGCGGCCTCCGCCCGCGCGGCGGGGATGTGGTAGCGCAGCTCCACGGTTTCAGTATGGGGCTTTTTCGTGGGTTCCAGCATACGTCACCTCGATGATCCGGACTGCCCGGTCGGTTTCTTCCCAAACCGCGACATACGTCGGGTGGCCTTTTTTCAGGTGGCAGTGGTGCCTGCCCTCGCCAAGTTTCCCGTAGTTGGCCCAGTTGCCGCGCACAGGGCCTTTCAGCTCCAGCTCGGCCAGCAGAACCTTGAAGGCCGACTCGACGATGCGAGGCAGCTTCTTGCGGGATTTCTTCACCTTGTCGGAGAGGTTCACTGACCACGTCATGGGGTGAATATATCAATTTCTGAAAAGTAGTCAAGGCCCGGCAGGCGGGAATGGAAAACGCCCCGGAGTCGGTGTCGGCTCCGGGGCGTTGCGTGGGGGGCTAGTTGGACGCGGCCTGCTTCTTCTCGCCGGGCTTCCAGCCTTCTCCGTCCATCCTGTTGGCTATGGCCTCGATGTCCTCTGCCTGGAGGGAGAGGAGCAACGCGAGCCCGCCCTGTTCTTCGGGCAGGCCTTCCGCCGTGGCGCGCAGGGCCTCAACGTGGGCGAACAGCCTGGCGAGTGGTTCTGTTTCAATGTGCATGGGGAGCCTCCTTCCTACGAAGCGCGGCGCGCATGCGCTCCACGTCGCCGGTCAGCCAAGCGAGCTGCTTGTGCAGGTGGTCGAGCGCCTCGGGCCTGGGGCCACCGGAACGGACGGCGCGGCGAACCTCTTCGGCGGCGGTGTCGCACTCGTGCGCCAGCTCATGCAGATCGTTGGCGGTCCGCTCCAAACCGGCGACCACGGCAAAGGCGTCCGGGTAGTTGGTATCGGCGCTCATGCCCGCCCCTCCCCGTTGGGTTCGGTTTCCGGACGCGTGCCGCGCGCGGTGAGACTGCCTACCCAATCGTCCGATATCGGGCTGGTGTTGAGGTAGAACACCCAGCATTTTACAGGTTTGCCAGCGTGCGGGCTACGCATGGTCTTGTTGACGGCGGCCAGCTTGCGCGGGTAGCTGCGCCGCAGAAGCCGCCGCAGCTCCGCGCCGTTGAAGGCGAACAGCCCGTGCGCCTGCGAGGCGCGCAGGAACTGCGGCAGGTTCAGGGCAAGCAGGCCCGGCGAGCGGGAGTGGTTGAGCCAGCCGGGGGCTTCCCTGTTCGGGCCGTGCTCGTTGTTCAGCAGGTCGAACTGCTTCCAAAAGGCGGAGACCAGCTCCGGCTCGAACAGCTCGCCGTTGGTGAAGGCCTCATACATCCGCACGGACTTTTGGCTGACCTTGCGCCCCCGGCACAGCAGGGCGTCGTTTTGCTCCAGCACGAAACGCGCGGCGGCCAGCACGGCTGCTGCTGGCCTCTCCTCCCCGGCGAGGCCGAAGCGCAAGAGCACCTGGGCCAGCAGGGCGGAACGCGGCATTTCCGTCAGCATGGCCCACACGGCCACCAGCTCGCGCAGTTGCTCCATGCTGGCAGTGGCCGGGCCGCGTCCGGCAAGGTGCTCCAGCACGTCGAGCACCCACTTGCGGAACTCCTTGGCTCGCTCGGTCCTGGCCAGCATGGCCAGCAGGTGGCAGCCGCGTGGGGAGAAGATGCGGATCTCTCGCGCCTGACCTGCTACCGCGTTTTGCGGTAGCACGTCGGCACCTGCATCCCCAAATTGGGGATGCAGGTCCGGCAGTTTTATCAAGGCGGTCATGTCCTCGGTGAATTCGTCCGTGTGGCGGGCGTAGATCGCGTGAACAGCACCAGGCTTTGCATAGCCCAGGGCAGTCGCAATCTGTGAGCCCTTGAGCCAAGGAATCCCTTCGCGGTCAAAGACCTGCATGGGCACGTCCTGAAAGAGAATGGCGTCGGGAAGGTTGGTCATTGGGCCACCCCCTGCGGAATAAAGTCCAGGGTCAGATGCGGCTTCGCCGGAACGCGGCCCGCGTCGGGCATTGCGGGCAACAACACAGACCGGACCCAGGAACGGAAGCGCTGGGCGGTCTCCTTATTGCGGGCGTAGGGGAGCAGGCGGAACAGCGCGGTCAGCGTGACGGTGTGCACAGGCGTCTTGCGGCCAAACACGAAGTGGGGGCAGGCCTGGTCGGCATTCAGCGAACTGAAAACACCGGGGTCGGCGAAGTACCCCACGATCTTGCACACATCGACGGTGTTGAACCACGGCTGGCCAGAGCCATCCACGTACACGCGCAGGCGGGCGTCCTCAAACACGAAGCGGGTGGAAGAGAGAAGGTAAGAAAACATACTGAAACTCCTCTGGTTTTCGATTGGCCATACTGTTCGATCAGCACGGCCGGGTGCTCGAAACCGCCAGAGGACGGCGGGAGTATTCCCCCGAAGGGTCTTGTATTCGTCCCACACCCGGCTGACAGCCGAGGGGCCTTCCAGAGCCTGGAAAGCAAAAATCCCACGTGGCCTGACGGGCGTGGGGCCGCCTCTGGTTTCAGGTGTTTCGAGCACCTGTAGGGCTGTCTGCCCTAGGACGGAACATGTGTCAAGAGGGGCCTTACGGCCAATCTTCGCCGCAAAAAGGTGGGCGGCAGCGGCGAATTCTTTTGATCGCCCGCTGCCAGCCACCCCAAAAACCGTACTTCCGCAGCGCCAGCAATGCATATTCCGAGCACGTCGGTTCAAAGCGGCAGGCATCCCTGACACTCTTCGGCGCGACGGCCCTATAGGAATGTATCGCAGCGATGCTAGCTTTGAGCAGCGCTTTTGAGACGGCGGAACGTAACGACATAGCTGTTCACTGGGACAAGGTTTTGTCTTGTGCAGCCTGGACGTTCCGCAACGCCGATCGTGTCAACCCTGTAGTATTCCCATCCATCGACTGCATGCGTGTCCACAATACTCTGAAGGTAGTTCGCGGCAGCAGAGTCCATGGTTTTGCGTTCAGTCTCGATAGTGGGCGGAACCTGGATCATCCTGTATTCGTACAT